TGGCGCAGAGGCAGCGCGCGGGGCTCATAACTCCGAGGTCACTCGATCGAAACGGGTTGCCGGTATCTATCACACATCGCATTGGTGCATCAAGGCACTGGAGCATCTTATCACCGGGGTGGCGCAGCGGCAGCGCGCGTGGCTCATAACCACGAGGACATACGATCGAAACGTATCTCCGGTATCTATCACACATCGCATTGGTGCATCAAGGCACTGGAGCAATTTTAACCTCCTTAGCTCAGCGGCAGAGCACGCGGCTCATAACCGTGAGGTCGGCGGATCAAAACCCCCAGGAGGCATTTATCACATATCGCATTGGTGCATCAAGGCACTGGAGCATCTTTCACCGGCATGGCGCAGAGGCAGCGCGCGGGGCTCATAACTCCGAGGTCACTCGATCGAAACGGGTTGCCGGTATATATCACACATCGCATTGGTGCATCAAGGCACTGGAGCATCTTATCACCGGCATGGCGGAGAGGAAACGCGCGTGGCTGACAAACCACGAGACATACGATCGAAACGTGTTGCCGGTATCTTTCAATTCGACAGCTTTACAGAAGCTTTCCGTCAAGCTGGACGTTAAACGCAGCTGGCATTGATATAACTCAGTGGTAGAGATGGACTTTCGGTCCAAGGTCGCGAGTTCGACCCTCGCTGTCAATGCTGTTCACTTCGCCAGCTTTACAGAAGCTGGTCGTCATAGCTAAGCGACGTCAAAACACAGTATTATAGTGCCGGTGTAGCTCAGTGGAAGAGCGCCTAAAACACCGTCTCCTAACCCCTTGACCTGTGCAGATCTCTTTGACCTTCACATGTCCGAATGGGGGATGGTTATCCGATCATAACGGGGAGGACGTAGGATCGAAACCTACCACCGGCATTCACTTTTTTAGTTCATTTTTTTTTAATCAAATTAAATGAATTTTATTGTTGCAGTGAGTTTAGGAAAATGGGTTTAAACCGTTTTTCTTTGCGTTATACTGAAAAAACATGAATCTATGCAATACATAAAAGAGATGAGCGATACGACAAGCATTGATGACCTGCCCACTGCATCCGGTCAAAATGCTAATTCACAAAATCAAAATGTTGTTATCCAGAAATCAGAACCGGGAGCTATGTCTTACTCGCCAAATGTTCCTGATTTAGCACCGGCTTCACAAGGACCTCCGCTGAATCCCAATCAACAACCTAACCAAAAACTTATGAATGAATTGGTTAGTGGCGTGCAACGAGCCAGCATGACGGGAATGACTGCGCTTCCGTCGAGAGATATTCCGCGCGACACCAGTGGCATGATGCAGGATGCTCAAGTGCAACCCACTTACGTCCCGCAACCCCAGAGGCAGGTGGATTACATTCAAGACCATGAAACCAGCTCCACCCTCGAGCGTGTCATGCAACAAAACACCCGTGGTTCCAATCGCGCTGACACTTTAGAGACGTTTTATGAAGAAATTCAGTCGCCACTCATGCTGGCCATCCTCTATTTTGCATTTCAACTGCCGGCAGTAAAACGATACATGTTCAGATACTTACCTTCGGGCTTGTTCAATGCAGATGGAAATGCGAATCTGACTGGACTGATTGCCACAAGCGTCATGTTCGGCTTCTCGTTTTACATGCTTCAAAAGAGCATGAACCAATTGATGGATTTTTAAATTTATTTTAATTGTGTAATGTATAATTCAAAATCATAATGGTTGGTTCTAATAAGAAACATGATGTCAATAGGCGACATCAACGAGGAGGAACGTTGTCTCTTCAAAACGTTGCGGATCAAATGATTTATCCATACATGCATGATAAGTTATTTCCTCCATACCAGGCACTACCACAGTTCAACACTCCAGAAATTAAGTCATTTGTTGCAAGTAACATAAAGAAAATTCGAGAATTTCTGGTTGCACCTAAAAACCTTACTATATTTACCGCCGCCGCGCTCTCTGCCGCCCCTAAAATGCAAAAAAAATTTATTGAATTTGGCAATCATTTATACGACTCATGTCATGAACATTTTGATGCTCAACTTAAATCATTACAATCTGATTCTACATCGCCATCCGGATTGTTTTCAGGTTGGATAATTGCAAACAACAAACAATATGTGAACATATTCACAAATGAAGCACGGAGTGAGAAACCAACCAAAGAAGCTGATAGTGGATTATGGTCAGTGCAAAGGCAAATACTACTTTCACAGGTACCTCCAACATCAGTTCGTCCAACATTAACAGCAGATAAAACGAATATAATAGAAGGTGAAACGGTAACTATAACCCCGACATATGGAAATTCTGCCACATTGATGGTGACAATGTGTAAGCCCCCGATAATCGCGAACTCGGATGTAAATGATGCAGCAAAAAATGTACAAAATGGTCTTAATACGGAATATAGCGGTAAACCATTTATATACGAAGGTTTACCAGCTGGCACATACACATTACGTTTAATAGGGAATGATTCATCTGAATCAGACCCACTAACGTTCACAGTTGAACCCAAATCAAGTGGTAAGGGTGGCAAAACTCGTGGGCACAAGCGACGTGCATCCAAACGCACGCGAAAGCATTGAAATGTGTTCCAATCTTTTTGTTTTCAGTTTTCGTATAATTTAATGCATTATCTTCTATCATTTGTTATAGTTTGTAAAAATGATACAGCGTCTTTTAGCAAAATTGCAAGAACAAAAACAAGCAACCGAAGAAGAAACTACAACTGCAACTGCAACACCCCCAACTACAACAGCTTCAAAGTCATCGCATTTGGATACGCCATTCAAGCTGCCAATGGAGTATTTGCCCAAGGATGTTTTATGTTCCATTGATAACAGCGTGCTGTCTGATTTGGAACTCATCGAATGCACCAAACCGGTAAACAATCATCCAGATGCCGACGACGTGGAATCCAAACCCATGTATGCTCACATTTTTCAACCACAGTCTGCATTCGCCAAACGATATCTCGGCATGTGGGCCAAACAAATGACATCCAGCATCCCGCATTTGCAAGACACCCAACGCTTCATTGCTGCCATTTCAAAAGCGCAGGAACATGATGCCATAGATTGTGATAAAGTTGAAGCCATTTGGACCCGTATCAAAACGGATGCGTCGTTTCGCGACAAGTTCAACTACATCGACTATGCACCACTCGACATGTTAAACCGTTCGCCCACATTTTTGCAATGCTACAGCATGTATAATCTATTTTCACCCGTTCTCTCTTTTTTGATGCCGGTCATTATGCTCATCGTGCCGTTCTTCCTCCTCAAGTTGCAAGGCGTCCCTATTACACTGCCCACTTATTTCGGCATCATAAAAATGATGCTTTCACAACACGCCATTGGGAAACTCATTTTTGACATGAGCTCCGTAAGTTGGGACAAGCGCATTTACATTCTGGTTTCCGTCGTGTTTTACATTGTGCAAATGTATCAAAATGTGGTTTCATGCCACCGGTTTTACCGCAACATGTTCCTTGTGCATGATGACCTGGCTGCCATTCGCGCGTATGCCAATGAAACCATTGCGCGCATGCGCAAATTTGCCGCTCATGCGCAAGGAAACAGCACCTACGAACAATTCGTGTCGGATTTGAATTCCAACCGCGAACAGCTGGAGCACATGGTTGTCGCATTGGACCGAATCGACCCACCAGCGCTCACCGCAAAGAAGTGTTTGCAAATCGGCTATATCATGCAGCAATATTATGCAGTGTTTTCAGATGCGACCATTTCAGCGTGCATGCAATACAGTTTTGGATTCAATGCATTTGCCGAGCACATGATGCACTTTGGTGCATTGCTTCAAGACAATAAGGTTGCAGCATGCGAGTTTATCACTGGCGATGAAACCACCGAAGACGATACAAACAAGGAAGACAAAGACAGTAAAAAGAAATCCAAATCCAAGTCCAAGCCCACCAAATCCGGACACCACACAGAAATCGTCAATGGATACTATGTTGCAACTGCCGTTGGCGACAATGAGACCCCCGTGAAAAACACAGTGTCGTTGAATAAACGCCTTGTTATTACGGGCCCAAATGCATCGGGGAAAACCACCATTCTCAAGATGACCATGCTGAACATCCTGTTTTCACAGCAGCTCGGCTACGGATTCTATGAAACCGGCACGCGCATTCGCCCTTATCAGCAGCTGCACAGCTACTTGAACATTCCCGACACGTCCGGGCGCGACAGCTTGTTCCAGGCTGAGTCCAGGCGTTGCAAAGAGATTCTTGACAAGTTGACACCAGGCAGACACTTCTGCATATTTGATGAACTGTATTCAGGCACCAATCCATATGAAGCGATTGCAAGTGCTTATGGATACATCACGCATCTCACAAAACAGGACAACGTGGACTTCATGTTAACCACGCACTACATCCAACTTTGCAAACTGTTTGAACAACAAAACACATCTTCAGAATCGGACAAACGAGAGAAAATCGAAAATAAATCGACCAATGCAAATACAAATGCAAAAAATGAAAACAATGCAAACAATAAAATCAGAAACTTGCACATGGAAGTGGCTGACCGCGGCAATTACGATTTCAAATACTTATATACGTTGCGTCCAGGAATTTCGTCCATTAAAGGAGGAATCAAGGTTTTATATGACCTGCAGTATCCGGCATCAATTGTTGAAACCACGCGTGGAATTTTAAGCAGTCTTTGAATTTTATAAAAAATATTTGACAAAATGCATGATTTTCACATGAATGAAATCAAGTCGCCGTTGGATTTGGGAGTGGTTGTCTTTTTTGACATCATGAGTTGTTGGGTTAGATAATCAATTGTTAGACTCTTGTTGGCCAATTCCACTTCCATTTTGCCCAGCATTATTTTTTGAGATTGAATCAAGTCTCTCAATTTTTTGTTTTCAACGTAGAAGTTTGCTTTGTTTGCATTCAAATCTTGCAACCATTTTTCATGCGTTTTGGTTTTGATGTGTGCCGAAAACATGGCAGCCGTTGTGTAAACCTTGTCCTTGCGTGTTCCACATGCACACCTAAGACCATTTGCCAATGCAGCAGTGTTGAATGAAGGAACTTTGTCGACATAGTTTCCATGGTCATCAATGTTGGGTGAATATGTGTCAGGTTCAGTTGCCAATTCCATTGTGCAGTGAGAGATAATGTGCCATGTGTGTCATGTTGTAATTTTCAATTTTTTTGATAATTCATATTAAAATATTGTACCAATGTATAGTTCAATCAAATCAACTCAATATGGGCAATTCACCATCCATTTACAATAAATTGACCCCAGATTTTCAAAGAGAAATCAACGAGCTTTACAAATCATACAACTGCAGATATAATTATCTCGAACAAAAACGCAAACAACAACATCTCGTTCCCGCCGATAAAGAACACCTTGAACTTCTTCATATTCTAAATAATTTCAAGAGCGCTCATAATCTAAAGTCAAAAGTGCATGAAGATAATACATTGGAAGATATTATACCACCCAACGTGAAAGAAACTTTGGATTCTGAATGCACTCAGGAACAGAAAGAAACGCCTGTTGACATTAAAACATTGATTATTAAAAGAGACAATATTGCAGAAAAAATTAAAGATGCAATAAAAGCAATCAATAGTGGACTTCATGAAATGCATATTGTAAATACGGAAGGTGGCTCCAAGAAGTCCAAGAAGTCCAAGAAGAATCGTTCAAAGAAGAAGAATCATCGGTCTAAGAAACATAGGTCTAGGTGTTGAAACCCACGCGCAGTTGTTTCTAACTGAGAGATAATGTGCCATGTGTTGCAATTTTAAATTTTTTGATAACCAGTCGGTTGCGTTGCGTTCGTTCAACCACATTTTATTTATTATTTGATTGTAAGACATATTAAATAATATTTCAAATACTAAAACATATTTCAATGACTGGTTCTTCATTTTCGATTGCAACGACCGCGTTTATTAGTTTAGCGATATGTGCAATCATTTCTTATGGAGTGTTTTATTATTTCAAGCAGCGACTCTCGCTCATTGAGCAGTCGCAAATGGAGCAAGCGCGCATCATGCAAGCAATCATCTCTCGAGGGGTGTTGCAGCAACAGCATCCGTCGCAAGTGCAACCTGCATCACAACCCCCGGTCCAGAAAGAAATAACCATTACTCAGAACAGCTTGATTGAAGTGAGTTCGGACGAAGAATCCGCGACTGATTCAGAGTCTGAGACGTCTGACACTGAGTCTGAATCGGGTTCTGAATCGGGTTCATCCGAAGACAAGTGGTCAATTGGTGATGAGATTCATCAAACCGAAGCATATCACAATGAGTTCAACGAAAAAAAACACATACACATTGACAGCATCGAAAACATCGAAAACATCGACATTGAAAACATCGAAGCCAATGCAGAACATGTTGAAGATGACACCAATACAAAAAAAATAATTTCTCTCAATTCTGCTGCACTGAATGCTGGTTCGGATGACGAAGACGACGATGACGATGACGATGACGACTCATCTTCATCCGAATCAGAAGAAAAACCACAAAAGTTTGAAGTGAAAATCGGATACAAATCCGCATCATCTGTGTCCAAGGTGAATCTGAACTATGGCAACATGTCGGTTCCCGCACTGCGCCAACTCGCCAAAGAACGCGGACTTGGAGGCGATGACGCAGACCTGCAAAAGTTGAAAAAGAAAGACCTCGTGCAACTTCTGCAATAAAATGTTGGCAAAACAAATTAGCATTTGAACATATTTAAAAGAATAAATGCAGACACTAACATAGCATTCATTCTTTTTACACCCATTTTCTCTCAAACTTTATGCCGACGATTCTTGAATATGTGTGGATAGATGCGGACGGTGGATTGCGCAGCAAAAACCGCGTGGTTCATGATGAAAGACTTGAAAGTTTGGTATCCGTTTCTCATCCAGAACGATGGGAATGGTCATTTGACGGTTCATCCACGGGACAAGCAACCGGAACGGACAGCGACATTCTAATTCGCCCTGTTGCTGTTTATGATAATCCGTTTTATCATGGTCTGTCAGCCTATTTGATCATGTGCGACTGCTATAACAAGGATGGAACCCCGCATGCCACAAATGCACGGGTTCGATGTGTGCAAACTGAATCCGCGTCGGCATCCGACCAACCGTTGTTTGGAATTGAGCAGGAATACGTCTTATTTGACCGACTGAAACCACATCAATATTTCACTCAACCGTATCAATGGATGAATAGCAGCAACCCGGGGTGTGGAGGACAAGGACCGTATTATTGCGGTGCAGGAGGAGACCGCTGTTTTGGCCGCAGCATCGTGGACCAGCATTTGAAAGCGTGCTTGCATGCCGGGATTCACATATGCGGCACAAACGCAGAAGTCATGGCATCACAATGGGAGTTTCAAATTGGACCACTTCCTGCATTGCAAGTGTCGGACCAGTTGTGGATGGCGCGCTACATTTTGATGCGCATCACCGAGGAGCACGGGTGCAGCGTGTCGTTTCATCCGCGTCCATTGAAACATGAATGGAATGGCTCCGGCGGACACACCAACTTCAGCACGTTGGCCATGCGGACAAAATCAAAACATGCAATGGATTCGATTAAAGCGGCATGCATCCAGCTTCAAGCCAGTCATAAAGAACACATGGCCGTGTATGGTAAACACAATGAGGAACGCATGACTGGACGAAACGAAACCAGTTCCATGCATGAATGCACATGGGGAATCAGCGACCGAGGACGCAGCATTCGCATTCCACGCCATGTTGCAAATCAAGGAAATGGCTATTTAGAAGACCGGCGCCCTGCAGCAAACATGGACCCGTATCTTGTCACCGAACGCATCATGCGCACATGTTGTTGTTTAGGAAAACCGACTGCCACTGCAGCAACGCCCACGCCAAATGACAACAAAGGATGCGATGGTTGCAATGGTTGCAATGATGACTGTAATGCCAATTGCACAAAGAAAGATGACAAGGAGTTGTTTTCAAAAAAATTATTTTCATGGTGATGAATTCGAGAGATTTGTAATAAATCCAACAAAATATAATATAATTATTATACAAGCATTATATCATACATTAAAGCATAAATCTCTCCAATGAGCTGGGCAACTTGTTATGCTGGTTCAAACAACATCCATTTCAATTTCCCTCCAATCATGGCGGATGGACGCAACTATGCTGATTGGCAACCCGGTGCAGTCATCAATGAGCGGATTAAGGAGCAAGCCGGCATCACGTCAAACTCACAGTACCGTCAGTTTCTCACCCACAATGCTATGGAAATTATGCAGGCAAATCAACTGGAAGCCTGCAACCAATGCGGCAGCTGCGTCTTCAACACAAGCAACCCACTTCAGCCACAACCAAATGTTCCTTACGTTTTTAATGGGGTGCTTGACAGAAGCCAGCCATTTGGTTATGAAAACAGCGACCTGAAGAATTATTATTTGACCCGCCAACAACTTCAGGCACGCATGGTTGCACCAGTCATCACTCAAAACGAACTTCTCATGCGTGGATTTCCCACTGCTAACTAATTTTGACTAGATTTTGGTTTCATTTTTTAGACGTTTTGCGTCGTCCGTATTTACAATACTGACGTTGTGAAAATCCGCGAGGTGCATTGCAGTTGATGCTCTTTTTGTATTTCATTGTCCATTTGCCGCCCTTTTTCTTTCTACATCCGCACAACATTTTTATATGGTTATGAAATACACGAATATTTTATTTTTCAACTAACAAACCACATAAACACATGCGGACAAATAAAAGAAAAATAACTATAAACATTAATTTGATTGTTTCGTAGCGCATTGTCTAAAAATGAGAGTATTAAGCATTGATGTGGGAATGAGGAACTTGGCATACTGTTTGTTTGAACGCACTAGTGATGAACATGAAGCCACCGATCCAGAATCCACAATGAAACGGCTTACAATTGTGGAATGGGATACGGTTAACTTGTGCGACACGCCAACTGCAGAAAAACCGGTTGCACTCACTTGTTCCAATGATGGTTGCAAGTTTGCTGCGAAATTTATGCATTCCATGTGTGGAACAGAAACCCACTATTGCACTCGGCATGCAAATTCATCCGGATACAAGATGCCGTTGCAACCATCCGTTGCGTCATCCAAAATTCTTAAAAAAATGACATTGGATGAGTTGAAGACATTTTCCGGGGAATATCTCTCGACTCCCATTCCTGAAAAATCCAACAAGAGCAAATTGAAGTTGATGCAACACGTCACGGGTGCCTTGTCTGCCGAATATTTGGTTGCCGTTTCCGCAAAGCCCAAAGTGATTTCCGCTGCATCATTGGATTTGATTACGATTGGGCGCAACATGCTTCGGCAGTTTGATGCGTTGCCTCATATAGCAACCGGAGTCGATACTGTCATCATTGAGAACCAGTTAAGCACACTGGCCACCCGCATGAAAACACTACAAGGCATGATAACACAATACTTTATCATGCGCGGAGTTCCGAACATTCAGTTCATATCGGCCACAAACAAATTGAAGCTGTTTTCAGACGCAAATGATGAGAAGGACATGACCAATGAATATGCAGACCGGAAAAAACGCAGCATTGAAATAACCCGCACGCTGATTCCAGGAGCACAACTGTTGAAATTTGAAAAGCACAAAAAGAAGGATGATTTGGCGGATTGCTTCTTGCAAGGGTTATGGTGGTTCTGCACTCGAGAGAAAATGTCATAAAATAATGCACTAACAATTTATCACAATTATAACAATTTATTGATTGCAATTATTGCAATTTAGTGGGGTTGAATCATATAAATTTATATTGCGTATGATTTAAACTTAAAAGATATAAATGAATCATAAGAATAGATAATACGGCTGTTATCAATGGAAGAAGTTATTGATATTTCAAATTTACCAAGCGATTCTCGATTTGGAGGAGGCAAGTCTTCCAACTTTGGAGGCGGTCTTGAATTTCTCATGAATGACAAAGTGAAAAATGGGGGTGGAAACAAAAGTGGTGGCGGCGACATTGACATCGGCGACTTGAACGCACTTGAAGCCGAATTGAACGAGCTCAGTGATGTTCCAGGCCCAAGTGGTTCTTCTTCAAGTAAGTCCCTGTTTTTCGGAAACTCAGGAACAGTGGGTGGTGGTAGTAATAGCGTGTCGTTTCGCGAAGACCCGATTGACTTGGGTGCGAGCGCCGGTGCAGGAAGTGGTTTCAATTTAGGCAGTTCAACCGCATCTGCAGATGACGACAAAAAGACGTGGGATGGGTTTGGCAAATTCAACAACGTGCCATTGAATCCGGATGCACCGGTGGACTCTCAACCGCAAATGACCAAGGAAGAGTTGCTTCGAGAGAAATTCAAATATTTGCGAAAGTTGGAAGACTTGGAACAGAAAGGCATCACCCTCACGAAGAAGTATTCCATGGAGTCATCCTTGGCAGAAATGAAAGGCGAATACGAGACGCATTTGGAGGAGCGCGAACGACGCAACAGTGTCAAGTTTCAAGGCAAAATGCTCATGTCCGTTATCACTGGAATTGAGTATTTGAACAACAAGTTTGACCCATTTGACTTGAAGCTGGATGGATGGAGCGAGCAAGTGAATGAGAACATTGATGACTATGATGAAATTTTTTCAGAACTGCATGACAAATACAAGACCAAGGCGAAGATGGCGCCGGAGCTCAAGCTGCTGTTCCAACTGGGCGGCAGTGCAATCATGTTGCATATGACCAACACCATGTTCAAGTCGGCGATGCCTGGCATGGACGACATCATGCGTCAAAACCCGGAGCTCATGCAACAATTCACTGCAGCGGCGGTAAACTCCATGTCGCAAAACCGTCCTGGGTTTGGAAACTTCATGGGAGACTTGATGGGTCCTGGTCCGCAAAGTCAGGCTCCTCCTCCGTCTCAAACGCCTAGACAAGCACCTCCATACATTCCAAATCAGCGCCCTCCTCCTCCACCGGTCCCAACTAGTGTGCGTGACCCCAACTCGGACCCAGGAACGCCTTTCCGTGCTGGAAACAACACTGCACCCCCGCCTTCCATGCCATCCAACCGTCCTGACTTGAATGCCGCACGAAGCAACAGCAACGGCAACACATCTGCACCTTCGGTTCCTCCTCCTATCACTGTCTCCAAACGTCCTGACATGCGCGGACCCACCGACATTTCGAACATTCTCTCTGGACTCAAAACCAAAACCATACAAGTTCAACCATCGGCAGCGCCAGCCCCCGTCGCACAACCTCCTCCAGCCGAAGACAAAACCAGCACCATCAGCATTTCGGACCTGAAAGAGTTGCAGAATGACAATTTGCCTCACAAAAGCAAACGCCGCCAAAAGTCGGACAAGAACACAGTTAGTTTAGCATTGGACATTTAGATTCATGTGTGCATTCGTAAGGACCGCTGCATTTTTATAAAAGAAACAATATAAATATAGTTTTTGTTATTGTATTTACATTGTATCATTTTCACAAGCAAATGTCAGAAAAATTCATAATGACATGCGATAAGGACTCCGTGTATTTAAGCAGGGACAAACCAAACTACATGTATTTGATTGAATTTCGAGCACAAAATCCCAAAATAAGGATTGATGGATTACTGACATTTGACATTTACAAAATGATGTTTGAGTTAAACAAAGACTTGTTTGATTCATATCACATTGCATTTCCTGACCCGAATGACCCATCGCGTGCAGAAATCCTTTTCATTTTCAAGAGCATCATGGGACTGGGCGAGAGATACACGCATGTTTTCACCGAAATACCTCACTTGCTTAACACCTATCAAATGCCGGAAAATGAAAGCCAAGTCATTTACTTCAACAGCCAGAATGTTTTGAAAAACTCACCGTCGATGTTGCGCCATTTAATCCCCAAGCGCGCTGAACAAATTGACTCGGACAATTCAAACATCGTAATTCATGTTCAACCAAATGGGCAAACAATTAATTTTTACTATAAGTTTCGATTAATCATATCCAAACCAGATGACGTGATTTCCTTACCTCCATTTGTAGACAAGGCAGTCAGTAATATGATGAAAACCATATTTGTGCGAATAAAACAATTCATTGAATTCCTCGGTTAAATCACTTGCGCTTCGTGGAAAACAATACATACAATAATCCAAGTCCAATGATGGAACCAACAATCATGTGCTGTGTGTTAGAAGAGTTTGTGCTCTTTTCACTGCACGCATTCAACTTGCAAGTCATTTTGTATAAAAGTATGGTTTATACAAATTATAAATATAAAAATTTGTTCACGCGACTTCTTCTTTTGAAAATTTCTGAAATTCAACCTTTAATTTTGTGTCATTTTCTATTTCCTCTCCACTAAAGTTTGTTAAATTCGAAGCTCTTAACCGGAAATGATACACTGGAATGTTTATTAACGCTGGAAAAGTTGTGTTTCTTGTTGGAACACCAGTAACCATCCACATTTGACTCTTTTCAAAACGAAAATTATAAACTGCAGCAGCAGCCTCTGCGTTATCCAACGTCGCTTCATCTTTATCTCTTTGTTCTGCATCAGCATTCGCATCAACTATTTTTTTCAACGCTTCATCATCAGTTGATTTAAGTTTTGCTTTAGCCGCCGTAGCAACTTTATCGGGGGACTCATACGTCGACGTCGGAGGTGCCGGACTAGCTGGCATTTGTTCTAATTTTCCAAAACTTCCTGAGAACGCTTTCACAAATGCATTCCATTTGCCGTCAGCAGGGGCATTCGTCGCTGCCTTTTGTGCTGCATCTGCTGCGTTTTGTTCCAGTTGTGCTGCAACTTGTGCCTGTTTTGCTGTGTCTATTGCTACCTGTTCTGCTGCATCTTGTGCTGCTTGTTTTTCTACGACATCTTGATCTGCCTGTGCTGCCTGTGCTGCAAGTCCTTGTTGAAAAATGTCATTCAAAAAATCATCATCCAACAACCCAGCTGCAGCGGCTGCAGCGGATGGATTGGCTGCAGCGGCTTGGGCATTTAAAGCATCCGCGAGATCTTTTTTTGCCCTTTCGACTGCCGCCTCAGCATCTTTTTGTAATTTAGTTGCATCAAGAAGACCTTGTTGTGCTTGAGCAAGAGCAGCATTGGCATCATTAACCGCTTGTTGTGCTTTGGCAGCATTTGCACTATTAGCATTTCGTTGCCCGAACACTGCTTTTAAGCCATTATACACTGCAACAACAAATGTGTATGGAATAATTGCAACTTTAAATGCATTTTTCATGAACACCTTTAATTTCTCAATGCAATTTTCTACTTCGTATGGAGCACTTATTCTAATTACATTAAAAAGCTGTTTAACATATGCTAACACATACTTACAATTCTCTGTGGCGGCATAATATGCTTTGTAAAACTTTTCAACAATCGCTCGCCCCAAACTACTACCACCGCGCTTTATCTTTCTTCCAAATCGTTTCAATGCAAGACGCGCTGCTTTTATTGTTTCAAGACGGTCTGCAGAAGCATCCGTGTCGGTTTTAATCAATATTTTATCACCGGACTTCATTGACAACAAATCACTACTAATATCTTGCAAAGTTCCTTTAATGGAAACGGTTGAACTAACATAAAGCACTGTGCTTTCGGTTTGCTTGGCCGCATTCCATCCAATTCGCGCATTGCCCGGTTGTATCAGCTGTGGGTTATAATTGCTTCCGCCCGGCACCAGATTGGTCAAATTATATTGAATTGCGTCAAGTCTTGTTGTGGGAATTTCAGTCCCAGAGACCCCATGCATTTGAACTGTATTGAATATTTCAGCAAGTTTGGCCAAAGCACGAATCGAATTGTATGGACCAATTGGATTAATGGCCGGCAGTTGACTGGGATTAGAAGCGAGTGGAGGTGTGTTGTAAAATCTCTCATTTTCCTGCAGCGCAACATTCGAAACTTCATCATTGATTGTTTTCAACTTTTCCGAATTCGTGTTTCTTAGCAAGGGGTTCGTAGCTGCATTCGTGCAATTAATAAGTATGCTGGCTGAGTGAGTTCCAATTTCCGGCACTTCATCCCCATCAAAATAAGCCGTGTATTCATATTCCAAGTCGACTGAATTCAGTCCAATGCGCTTGAAAATGTTGGCAATCGTGAAATTTTGCTCCTTTGCCTTTAAATTTTGCATCATTTGTTCCCACACAAGTTTGAAGTTCTCTTCAAGCATGGTTTCATCCGACACGCAAGAGAGACTCGCCTGGTCCAACAATGTCATGTCTGACAATTTACCCTCAAACAAAGTAAACATTAATTGAACGACAAAGAGAGGAAATTCAATGCAATTTCTTTTAGATGATGAACGCAGACCTCTCAAAACTGCGAAATCACCTGTTTTTTCACGAGTGCTGCCACTTTTAAAAGAAGATAAATTTGAATCATTTCGCATTTTGCAATAGAGACGTTCTTCCGGCCATGCATAGTTATTCAGCACCATTTCTCTGCCATCAATCTTCAACGGTGCATTCTTTTGAAACAAATTTTCAAATATGACTTTTACATTTTTTGTTAACAATCCAATCGATGGCTGTTTTGAAAGAATGAGAATTCCAGAAGTTCCCGAATCCACGTTTGTTGTGTCTTCGCTCACACTCGGTGTCAATGTTTCTTTGATTTTGCTGTCCACGAACTTTTTCAATCGGTCCATTAATGGATATGTGCCACCTATCTCACGCGACGCAATGTCATCAAATCCAACATACTGCCATTTATTGATATCCAATAACTGTGTGCATATGAATGGATTGTGCAGTACACTTGAGTTCGGAATAAATGCACCTTCACATGCACCTGTTGCAAATTTAGCATCCATTGACCATGACATTTTCACGTTAAGCTCCGCAAGTGCCTTTTTCACGTTTTCAATGTCTGTGTCGCTAATCTGATTGTTATCCGGCTTTATTTTTGAAAGCACTGTGAGAATTTTCTTCGCCTCCACATAAGCATACACCGCATTTTCAAATGTTATTTCAGTAGATGATGCATTCACCTTCACCGTGTTTGGTGCAAAATCAGTCGTTCGACGAAAACTATTTCTCGAATTAAATCCCGTCATTAAATTATTCAAAATCAACACATGCTCGTCAAATGAAGTCATGTATGCATTGCGCGGGAGTGCATTATCTGAATTTCCGTCATATCCTTTCCACCAACTCACATTAACATTCGTCGGCTTATCGTGTGCATCGTTTGCTGCAACCACCATATTATCTTTATTATATTTCACATACGTGTCTCTTATTTTCTCTTGTAAAGAAACCATATTTTTTGGTCGAGTTGCTGTGTTATTCCATTGTGCCAAGTTTTGTGCAATTTTAGTCATTTTGAAATCAATGTTTCGAACATTGAACAAAGTATCAATATGTGTCTTTGCAGCTACTAAAGACTCTAGCAGTTTTTGATTTCCTGAACTAAACCCAAGAACTGCATTGTCCATGATGTCTTCAATGTTTTCCGGCCATTCTCCGCAATTTCCAATGAATGAACGCGGAGTGCTGCAATAATTCACAAAATACAATAAGTCTTTTTCTTGCAACTGCGACTTACCAATCGGAAATTTGAGTGTGAAAAAATCGTCAACCGGCATAATCTTGAGTTTCAGATTCGCATCAACTGTGGTTGCTTGACTCGCAGATGAACCGGTTTTCAATAAAACGGCTTCACGTTGACTGGTGTACTCATTGTATCGTTGTCTAACATCCTGTTGGGTCGCTTCATTGTAATACACAATTACATTTACGTTTTCCTGTTCGTAAAACATACTGTAATCTCTCACTGCGTAAAAAAATGAATCACCGATAAATTTCTTATCATCGTCATTGACCATTTTGAGATTTCTCTCAGAAAGAAAATCAAGCTCCTTCTCCTTCATCGCACCATATCCAACTGCCATAAGTTTGATGCAAATTCTATTTGATTCCGCTGCTGCTCCTGTCGTTGACGTTGTTGTGCCTCTTGTGTTTTTCGCATTCAGCACAATTGTTTTGAATATAAGTTGCATCATTTTATACAAATGTTCCATATATACTGTCCGATTCAATGACTTTCTTCCATTGGAGTCAGTGGTGATGAATGTGCGATAAGACGGACTAATTTCTGAACTCAAATCTGGAGTCCAAGCGTGAATCATGAACGTGTTTGTTGGACCGCGCATAGGCGGTGTGATGAACATAAGAGGTGCTGGATATGCTGTGGGTAAATTTGGTTCCGTGTAATCCTGAATAGAACTTGATTCGACAGGACGCATCAGTTGCACAAATCGATTTGTTAGTTGTTCGCCAGATGTATATGTCAGTTCATATCTGTAATATCCTGGACTTGTCCAGTCATAAATTGCATCAATGTTTTCTGGACTCATGGAAGAATGACTGATAGTTGTGTTAGCAGCAGCCGTTTGTGTATTCCATATTCCAAACGCGTCATTAAATGATTGAATATCGTTCGTCACTTCTGATGCATGCAAAACATTGTCTTTGACACTTCTTTTTTCTTGTTTTGCTTGTTCTGGTGAAACATACAATTCTTTCCATGTTTGTGTATATGTTCTATCCTGAGTAAAACCCCTCATTGGCTCAATGTTTTTTGGAAGTGCAGTTGGGTTATCAAACCGCATTTTAGGATAATTTGAAGGCACCGGATTGCGATTGATGTAATGCACATTTTCAGTTAGTGGATCATCTCTCTGAATCCACTTATTTTGCTCACTGGTTGCATTTTCAGGCGGCAGTTCTTCTCCGAGAATGTGTTTTATCAAGCTCGGGTCTTGCCGGAATATCCACTCGTAATCAAAATACAACGGTCCATGAATGACATACAACATTTCATCACTTACTTGATTGAATTCATCTTGCTCTTTCATTTGAACCGATTTCACTGCATCATTATCAGTGTCTGGTTTGTAAAAGGTTTTCAAATAGTCTGCATGTTTGGGATATGGTGGTGGTGGTTGATAAGCTGGCGACTGGTCGCTGTATTTCATTATAGATAATAATGTGGAATTGTCATACATGAATGACGCAAAATTTGATTGTTCATTTATCACACTGTTCATTGCTCTGCGCATGTCGTCTTTTATTGTTGTGGAATTTGGTTGTGAGATGAATGCTTGATGTTTTGCTGCAGCATAAACTGCGTTCGCCATTCCACATGCGGCACTAATCAACGGATTTAACTGATTAGCTTGAATGTTCTTGTTCTTGACATCGACGATGGCCAAAGCGGCCGAAACAGACTGAATTAATGATTTTGGATTAGATGAAACTGCACTACTTCCACTACTTCCAAAGTCAATATCCTGTGTCAAGTGTCGAATTGTATCATCTCTATTCCAACCAGAATCACATTGTGTAATAATATATTCTTGTGTAGCAACTCCAACTGCGCAAATCACACTGTGTGTGTTTATTTCTTTGCATTTTGAAACTGCACATTGAACCAATTCATCAAAGGTGGTGAGAAATTTACTTACAATGTCTTCAATGACTTCATTTTCCATTTGTTCGATTTCTTTGCTTGAAATAACGAGAGAAGGTGTTAAATGGCAAGGATATTTGTAGTAAAGTCTTTTTAAGAGTGTGTCATAATTCATACTATATTCTGTGGTTGATTTGAATGTGCATAAATATGTTTTCTCTCGGATTGCTTTGAGTTTATCCAACCGCAGTTCAGCCCGATTTGATAATCCTTTGTTTGTCATGACTCCAATCAAAAAGTCTGACATGACTTCAACATTCCGAGAAGGAGCCGCATACACATTATCACTTTTGTCATTTACATTTCTAACCGGTGTTGTACCACTTGTAGCCGCCAGATTTGAATTCAGCAACGGAAGATACTTTGGAATGCGTCCAACTGAAGTCCCGTTGTTATGCATTGAAAACGCTTGAAAATAGTTGGAAAAATAAGTTAACACTTTTTGAGAGATGAAATTCAACCGGCCTCCACTTGGATCAAACTCGGCTGCAAATGGCAAATAGTTCAATTGAGAAACTGGTGTGGAATACACAACTGCATATTGTTCTCCCGAATTGATATTGACAGATTCATTGTCTTTTTTAACATTCAAAAGCTTTGTTGGTGCACTAATAAAAGGTCCAACTTCTTTTTTTGCAGAGTCATATGATTTTTCGATTAATGCAATTTGACGCTTGTGTGCATTCAACTTTGAAAAGTTAACAAATGATTCAAACATGGCTCGATTCATGAATATGTTTGCCGCAGCATTGTTAAAATCCGTTTTTTTTTCAAAAAATTGTTTGAACTTGGAATCATAGAATGCATTCATTGTTTCCTTCTTTATTTCAAATGATGTTGGAACATATAAAATGTAGTCGCACGATGCGGTTTGTGTTGTTCGCTGGGCATCATCCAAACTGTTGAATGGTTTGGCCAATACCATCTTTTGAGAGAAAACATCAAGAGTAGCTGCGCTACGACTCGGTTGGTTTGCACCCGTTGTATCCTTTTTCCCCGTCGCATCCTTTGTCCCTATCGCATCCTTTGTCCCTGTCGCATCCTTTGTCCCTGTCGGATTGTTCGTTTTCTTTGCTGTCCGAATGGAATTAAATGTTATCAACAACGGGTCATATGTTTCTTTTTTCAGATTGGCAGCAAAACGTGAAGATTGAACACTATCACTTGAATCACTTGAATCACTTCCAAACAAATTCAAACCATCCATGTTATAATTGCTTGTATTCAGTGCAACACAATGAAATTGAATATTAAAGTATATTTATATTTTAATATTGCAATTCATAATGAATTGAAGCAAAATGGACTTGTTCAACCATCATCTTTCAATATTTTGCTGACCGAAATGCGGTTAAATAATTGTTATGTTTCATGGCATCTCTCTGTTTTTTGGCGCGTTCAAGCACATCCATTGCATCGCTGATTTCTTTGTCAGTTACAACGTTTCCAGCACCATGACCCGACTTGGCCAATCCGCCTATTGCTGCGGCTGTCTGAGAAACCGTTGATGACGAAGTGCTGCTAGAAATGCCAGTGCTTGTAGCAATCGAGTTAACCATTGAACGATACTTCTCGGGCATGATGCAGTATCTGCTGTTTGCATTGAATCCATAATCAGCTAAAATCACAAACACTGCAGTCAAAACGAGAGATAATATCAAATCACGCGTGCCCATCCATGACACTGAAAACACCAGCACTTCCTTGGTGAGTGCCGTTTTCAGAAAATTTTCAGTGGATGGATCCAACTTGAGTTCAATGTATCGCGCTCCAATGTTGAGTGTGAGCATAATGATGCCTGCAAAAAATAAGCTGTTGTTCAAACGATGCACTGCATAGTTTAACCAACCAAAAATGAAATCTAACATTGATTGCAGTAATTCAAATACTATTAACATAATGCTACAAAATAAAAATTGCTAAAACAATTGACGCTTGATTCTATTGACGCTCGACTTTATGTTGTCTGTTCCATTTGTTATTAAATGACGTGCCGTGCGAATGTGAGGGCGAAGCATTGGGGTGAAGCCCTCTGTTGACGGCATTCCAGTGGGTGCAGTGGTTGTCGCCGTTGATTTCATTGTCCATCCGCATTTAGGGTCGCATATGTTGTTGATGGTTTCATACTCAGTTCCTCCATTTGCCAGTTTCAACGGAGTGCATTTATTAAAAGATGTTGGGTCAATCGTCCCAAATGCATCGATCTGTTCTTTCGTTAAAGTGGGATTGCCACTTGCATCCATGGTAAAAAATGAAGGACTTAGCATGTATGCCACTGTAATTTTTCCAGATTGTGTTGGGTCATCTGGTACTCCTTTTTCTTTCAAGCAATACTTTTGCCTAAATTCATCAGGGCTATTAAACGAAATGGAAGGTGCCGGAGGAGCACTTGAAGACGTTAAAGGATTCACCATGCCTTCTTTCATCGGAGTCTGATTCAATATGGCAATGATTGCAATCAACGTGATGATTCCTGCAATTCGATGATATAATGTCATTGCAATAACAGCAGCAACCATTACTATTTTTCCCAAGACATTATCTCTCAAAAAGAAAATAGGGGAAGCCCAAATCATGCATGCAATAATGAATGCAAATGCAACAGCTCCAAACTCGGGGTCAACTCTCATGAACTTTTTAGAGAATTCTTTCAAATGAAACATTTTGTTGGATTGTTTAGGAACAAACGAGAGAAATGATGGATATAATATAAGAAATATAATATTTTGAACCCAATAAGATAAACAAAAACAAAATATTATCTGCCTTTTTATTAGGAGATGTCTGGATATTTGCAATATTCAAATTATGGTGATGATGATGAACAACAAGTGAAACGAAAGGTTGCTTCAGCACCAACCATGCAATCGGATAAGAATCAACCAAAACGAATATTAAGGACGAATCAAAGAACCCTTAGGTCTAGACCCAATCAAGGACCCTCAAAACAACCGCAACAACCACAACCACAACCGCAACCACAACACAAATATGTCCAAGAACTCATTCAAAAGATTCATAGCTATGAAAATGATGAAGATGTCAGCGACTCCGAAAGCGATGACAACAATTATGCACCATTGGCTAACACAAATGCATCCATGCCCAATCCCACCACAACCATTCAACAACAGTTTCAAACTGATTCGGTTCCAAATCGAAACCGATTTCCAGGAGCAAATCCAGACGATTTAAGCCCCAAATGGAATCCATCACCAGCCAAAGAACCATTCTCTTTTCAAGGGGCCAAAGCTTTAGCAAGTCAATACTTGCCTTCAGTGTTCCAGGCATCCAGCGTGGGCGATGACAGCGAAACCAAGGACATCATGATGCAAAAGTTGGACCGGATTATCTCTCTATTAGAAGACCAGCATGATGAAAAAACGGGACATGTCACCGAAGAACTGGTCCTGTATTGCTTTTTAGGCGTCTTCATCATTTTCATTGTGGATTCATTCGCACGAGCCGGAAAATATGTGCGTTGAACAGTTGCAACTTGCAACAGTTTTATTATATTTTATCGATTTAAAGTATAATAATTTAACACATCAAATGAATGAATCTCGCAATCATGAGCGGCACCATGGCAAAAAAGGCAAGCAAACGCATCGTCGGCACCATCGGATGCGTTTAACTGGTGGCAAACCGCTCTCCGCCACCGCCTCCACCTCAGCCTCAGCCACTCATGTTGCAAAATCTAAGCATGCCGAGGTGAGCTACACGGTAAACCGCACGGCGGATTCCATACGGATTCATGCCAAATTCGGTGATTTAACCGGCGTGTCGGCGATACACATTCACACCAACAACAATGGAAAACCGGGTCCCATCATTGCATGGCTGGCCACAACCCGCGAGTGGAAATCCGGTGTGTTTCAGAACACCCCCGGCAATAATGCGCCGTGTTGCCGACCCAACAACCCCATGTGCTGTTTAGCCGGACCTGCTGATTCCACGCCATTGGTTCAAAACGTCGCCAATACCGCAATGGATTATGTGGTGAGAAACGATTTTTGCAAATCCAAGAGCGCATGCCCGTGGATTAACAACGGAACCATTTTGGTTATACACGGATTTAATTTTCAAAGAATTGAGAATGGCTGCATGACTGATGCACCCGCAGGCATTGACCCATTGCAAGCAGTCCCATTTTCGGTACAGGCTGGCGGCAAAAGCAAACGAAGAAAACAAGGAAAACAAGGGCGAACCCAACGCCGCACTCGTGCACGCCGAGGTGGCAACATGTTTCATGGCTCCAATGCAACCCCACCAGTGGTTTGTTTGGCCGGCAACAGTAAAATTCCGTGCACGGCATTTAGCAGTGCATAAAACAAAATCATGGTTGTTATCAGTTCGCCGGTTTGTAAAACAAGTAGAAGAACTGATGCTCCTTTTGTGCTTTGACAAGTTCAATTTGTCCAAGCATGTTGAACCCGACACCCGTGGCCAACTCAATGAATGTCTGTGGCGACGGCATCTTGAAATTGCGCACATTTTTACGCACCTTGCCTGTATTGTCATCCGTAAAGACTTCCATGTATTGCACAAAGTCATTCGGGAAAATTTGCACATCCGACTTGTATTCAAAGTCGTTGAACTTAACCACGCTGTGCGCCTTTTTGCCGTCGGGTGTGGGAGTCGGCACTGGATTGTCGCCACCCAACATGCTGGCAGCATTGAACTTGCGTGGGTCCACCAAATGCAGCACAAAGTAGCCACCGGGCTTCAACCAGGCATAAATGTTGGAAAAGAGCTGCTCTGTGTTGGGAATGTAATACACCTCAAAATTCATCATGGTGACCAGCGTGAAACTCTCCGGCTTGAAAGAAGACACCACGGTGGGATCGCCTTTTATTATATTCAGACCAGGATACGACTTTTTGGCCTGTGCCACCATGTCAGCCGATGACTCAATGCCGGTTATCTCGGTTATGCCGTGTTGAACAAAGGCATTCATGTAGGCACCGGTTCCTGCCCCTATGTCTAAAGCAACCGTTTGATTTGATATGTCTGGATACTTGTTGATTATAGCACCCACTTCGTATGCATTGTTCACTTTTTGGTTGAACAGTTGGTCATACACAGCTGCATAAAAAGCGTCTTTTATGTCAGCATCTTTTTTGACAATGACGCCACTCCTACTGGTGCTTGAACTGTTTTGTATGAATGACTCCATGAAGGAACCCGAATAAGGGCGGGGATTATTACGACGTTGAATTTTGTTGTATGCCGAAATGAGCAACAGCAACGTGACCACGAGCAGCAACACACGAAACCATACGTTTTGTTCAATGGACTTGCAAAAGACGTTGAATGCATTCATGTTTGAGAGAAATGTGTTAATTTATTGATGATAATGTGTTGATATTAATATATGTTATATTGTTATTTATTTTTTTAATATTGCTCATTAAATGAACGACAATGAAATCAACGACATTCGAGGTGAAAGTGAATTCAAAGGAACCACGTTTTCAAAATACAAGAAAGCCGATGTTCGCAAAGAATTACTCAACTGCCTAAAAAATGGGAAAATAGAACCGGCTTGCTATTGGACCGCCGAAATGGTGTGCGCCGGACACTATCCGGAACTGTGGGACGTAATCATCACATTTTTCAGTAAACATATCCATTTAGCAAACCCCCGGCTCTGCATTTATTTGGAGATGCGTTATGAAGCATTCAAAGGCATAGTCGCGAATGGCTACATAGGGAATGAGCTGCGCATGCGAAACAACCCCAAGGTTCGCTCTCTTTTTGCCGAAATCATGTGTGTTCTGTGCAATTCCAAAAAAAAATACAGCTTGGAAGGCATCAAAGTCAAGAAAACCGATTTCGACAGCACTGCCATGACCGACAAATTGAAAGCACCCAATGTCTCATATGCATCAGACGTTTTTTTGTCCGGCGACCCAAAAGAATTGTATATTGCAATCAATGAATTCGCATTTCATGTCTCTAAAGATTCCAAAAACAGTTTGCAAGCATCCTATTGGCTGGAATGGATTATGGAATTTGAACACGTCTGCAAAATGAAAAAACAAAAGTGCATCGGAGAACGTCGCAGCGCCATGCCAGTGGAATCCAAATTTCAAATGGACCCCATCTGGATCGTTTGGGAAATCATTCTGGAACAAGCCAAAAAAAATCCAGACCCATTGATGCACAAAATAATGCAGAATTTGCTCAAGCTGTATTGTCTTCGATACACGGACGGTGTCAAAAAGAAGCGGCGATATTTGATTTACTTTGGAATTTGTTTGTTAACAGAGCCGGTTATCATGACACAAGAAATCGTGTCAAACAAAGAAACTATTGAAACTGTGGTTAAAAAAATAGACACGGTTTACAAGCAAGTGAAGAAAAATGAAGTCGCACCCAAAACAGATTACCTATCGGGGTCCGTTGGAGGTGCAAAATCCGATTTAGATAAAACCATTGAAAAGATGGATAAGCTGAACTCAATGAACACCATCATTCGCATGGCATAGCACATGCATCATGTTAAATCCAATTATATTTTTATCTTCATTTTAATATATTGACAACATATATTAGCATTTGAACATAGACATGTCTTATCCTGCACCTGCATTGGCGCCGGTTTCGGCACCTTCGGACACGTCATTATCATTCAATGGGGCAAATGGTGGGGTTGATGCTTCTACTGCACCCGATTCTTCATCAATGTTGTCGTTATTTGTGCGCGGAGCGTTAGTCGTTCTTTTGCTTGCACTTATTGGATTCAATGTGATGACGTATTTAGATGACATAACCACATGGTTTGGGGAAACATTTGGCGGTCCGTTTCGGGCACTGGCTCGGTTTTTGGGGTATGCTGCACTTGACACCGCACGAACCACGGTCGATGTTTCTGCAAAAGGAACAAAGTCGGCTGTGGACATTGCTTCTGGGGCCGCAACCAGCGGCATTGACGTGCTGCAACAAACCATTGACCAAAAACAGGACCAACCTGACCAACCTGACCAACCTGACCAACCTGACCAACCAAACCAACCAAACCAACCAGACCAACCAAACCAACCAAACCAACCAAACCAACCAAACCAACCAAACCAACAAATGAGCTCAAGTGCCGCATTGCAACGAGCACTGTCTCACGCAAAGAAGCAGCCACCGCAACCAGATGATGCAACCAGCCGCACTCAACGCACCGGCAAATCCGGATACTGTTATATTGGGGAAGACCGTGGGTTTAGGAGCTGCATTAGAGTTGGCGAACAAGACACTTGCATGTCCGGCGACATTTTTCCCACACACGCAATCTGCGTCAATCCTCGTCTCAGAAAATAAGCAAAATTTATGCCATTTAGATTACACACATGTGTCATTCATGTGTGTAAATAATCAATGCACAATGCATTACTCACAAATCTCGGTATAAGTAAGGTTCAACAATGGGCACAACTGTTTCGGGTCAAACTGAACCTTGATTTCCTCGTTGCGTGATGTGCACAACTCTTGCTCAATGAAGTTGATAATCGGACACACCTTGTGAATGTCTTTGACATCATGCGCTTGGACATGTGCTTGGTGCGCATGCTCGCTTGCATTATGAAATTCGTGTTCTAGAACGTGAACGGACATAACGTCATAACTGATGGGCTTAGTGACAAACTTTTCTTTATCCTTTGCACAAAATGTCGTGTTATATTCCTGCAAAAGCACACACAATTGTGAACCTGTTTTGGAATGTGAATTGTATTGGTCATGATGTTCATGATGTTCGTGATGCTCATTCAGATGCATGGTCGGATGTGAACTCACACAGAGTTCATGCTCGACAATTTTTATCAGCGGGCACAAATCACCTGGCTTCAAATTGGGTTGTTGATGAGGAATCACGAGCACTGCGTCGGATGTTGCAGGAAGCAACAACAGCAACGAAAGAAAAGGCATAAGGCGAGAGATATTCATTTTATGAAAAGGTTGAGTTGTATGTTTTTATATACATTCTAAATAAAATAATTTACTGCGGGGGCAATCCAACCGGATATTTTCCTCCAAATGAATTCGTAACTTGCATTTTGTAATTATACAATGGCACACTCTCATCAATGCACAGGGGTATCACTGGCCCTGGAACATCACTATCACTCGTCAATGAACAAAGCACTGGTGGCTTGTTGCATTGTAGCGCTACAGTTTCATCACTTGCATTTTTAATTTCAGGCAAATTGTTCACATTTGGATTCGTGTAGGTTTGCGTTTGCGTTGCCCATGATTTTTTGCGCGTAAATGCATTTCGAGATATCATGGAGTAAAACAATGCTGGAGACAACTGTGCGCCATTAATTTTATACTTCAAAATTTCTGCTTTGCGCCGTTGGTCCAATGCATATGTGCTGTAAGGTTGGCCTTTTGCACCACACGCAGCATATCCATAATTGCTGTCGCAATTGGGACAGTTGTTTCCACCAGCTCGAGACCATGGCGGTGGAGGAGGCACGTATCCCTTTATTCCACATTTATTGTATTGCACATTAGTTGCACCAAACGGAGTTGTCTCAAAAATGTTGGAGGGAACACTATATCCCACCACATTTTTTGCAGAAACACGAAAGTCATATAAGAGATTTCCAACCAATCCAGTGACAATTTGGTTTGTTGCAACGGATGGAACATGAGAAAATGTTGACCATGTGCCAGATGAATCCAATTTGTATTCTATCAAATAATCTATAACAGGAGAACCACCATCACTTATTGGCGCACTCCATGTTAAACTCACTTGCAATATTCCACGAATGCCAGACAAATTTGTGGGTGCACTTGGCACCATGTCGGTTGAACAAGTTATGAAACTATATGGTCCAGTGCTGACCGCAGTAACCGCAGCAACTTCGAAATCATATATGGTTGCATTCGATAGTCCAGTAACTATAACATGTATCGGTGTAGTTGATGGCAATATAGGAGACGGCAATGTGGTTGCAGGTTGCCAGAGACTGGGTGGCGTTGTTCCATGAAGACGATACTGCACTGTGTATGAGACGATTGGACTGCCTCCATCATCTGATGGTGTAGTCCATGTCAAAGACACCGACTGAAACCCAGGTTCAGCAGTCAACCCAATGGGTGCAGTTGATGCAGTTGGTGTTTCTGCCGAAACAATAGCGGAATATGGTCCTTGGCCAACCGCGTTTGCAGCTGCGACTCTGAAATAATACAAAGTACCATTTTGCAGTCCAGACACAACATAATAAGGTGTTGCTCCTGATATTGAAGAACTCGCAGTGGTCCAAGTCGGTGTTCCACTGATTCTATACTGCACCGTGTATGATATAATTGGAGTTCCTCCATTGTTCAATGGAGCATCCCATGTTAGAGACATGCTTTGCAATCCCGGGGTTGCCACCAAGTTGGTGGGTGCATCCGGCACGGCAAATGTGGTTGCCGACACGATTTCACTATAAGGTCCACTAGCAACTGTGTTTGCAGCAGAGACTTGAAAATCATAGGATGTTCCATCACTTAGTGAAGAAACAACATAATACGGTGTTGCTCCTGATATTGAAGAACTCGCAGTGGTCCAAGTCGGTGTTCCACTGATTCTATACTGCACCGTGTATGATGTTATTGGAGTTCCGCCATTATTCAATGGAGCATCCCATGTTAGAGACACGCTTTGCAATCCCGGGGTTGCCACCAAGTTGGTGGGTGCACCCGGAATGGAAAATGTGGTTGCCGTCACGATTTCACTGTAAGGCCCGCTGCCAACTGTGTTTGCAGCAGAAACTTGAAAATCATAGGATGTTCCATCACTTAGTGAAGAAACAACATAATACGGTGTTGCCCCTGATATCGAAGAACTCGCAGTGGTCCAAGTCGGTGTTCCACTGATTCTATACTGCACCGTATATGATATTATTGAAGTTCCGCCATTATTCAATGGAGCATCCCATGTTAGAGACACGCTTTGCAAACCAGACAATGCTGTTAAATTATTTGGTGCATCGGGTGTAGTGGCAGAAATTCCACTGAAAGTTGTTGAAAATGGTCCAGAAGTGGGTCCTCCATTATTGCAGTATCCATTTACTGCCGCAACTTGAAAATAATACTTAGTTCCATTGGTGACACCAGACAATGTATAATTTGTGGAAGATGACAATGTATTCACTTGGATCCATGGCGCATATCCTGTTGTGTTGTATTGAACAATGTAATTTGTTATGGTGCCTAAAGTGCCACCTCCATTGTCAGTTGGCGCACTCCATGAAATCGGTATTTGGTTGTTTAGATAACTAGTCTGAGATAAATTAGTTGGCTCATTACAAGGTAGAATAGTGAAAATGTATCCCATTTGCAATCCACCTGGGTTGGCAGGTGAACCAACGCCTGGATTGAACTGCGATGGCAAGGTATATGAATTAGAATTATTAGTGTATACCAGGCCACTGTAATACAAAATATATAGTGGTATTCCAATGGCTGCATTTGTCGCGCCACCTGAAATCAAACTGTTTGGCGTTATTGTTGTTGTATGTCCACCTGGACTATATCCTTGATATGAACCCGGAACTTGGGTTGTGGTGTTGTAAAAAAATATGACTGAATTATATGGTAGATTCGATAAAAACGCTGTAAATGGGTCAACTTGAGAATTTGAAGTGATTGAAATCGTAGAAGCACTTATACCACTAGCAGCGACTCCATTGATAAAACTCACATAAATTCCAGCTGTATTTGCAGGTGAAGCTGAATCAGTATAAGTGTTAGAATTGTAAGGCATTGGTGGGTTTGGTGAGAAACCATTTGGGCCATTTGGGTCTGGTGGAAACATTTTGTTTTGATTTATGCAATTTGTTTCAGTAATTAAACGTTGTTGTGTATATCATATAATATGTCATGTTCTTTTCTTTTTCAAATTCATTTTCAAAACAACAACAGCAATAACTGAAATCGCGGCAATCATGCCAACACTTTCCCGCACTGTGGTTGCTTCTCTCACTTTTGAAACCCTCAGTTCCTTTAATTCCGGCTGGAGCTCCTTCGCCAAGTGCACAGCATTCGCCACGCTCGACTCCATCGATGTAAAGCTATAACTGCTATTCCCGTTTTGCACCCCGCAGTTATACAGGTTGTCGAACAAGGCAGACCGGTTCGGAACGTAGCCGTGCGTCGTCGTCATAAACGCGTGATTGAACGGCACCCACCGCCGCTGTTCCGCATCATATGCGCTCTGCGTTAAAAACTGGTAATCCGGTTCCGGCAAGTCTGGATAAACCTGCTGCAACTGTCTAAACACTTCCTTCATGACGGCGCGTTTGTCGCTGATTTCATTGGCACTCACATTCAATGCATCCGATGGCGCATCCGGCATGGTTATCACCGTGGAAATGACTGTCTTAGACCGTGGATCATTAAAATCCATGTAGTCCGACAGCACGATGTTGCCGACGCCCCATGCCGTGCGCGGATATCCCCATATCTTCGGAACCGTTATTTCAGACCTCCAATGAAAGATGACCGAAATATAAGGCAAATACTGCGTTTCTTCCTGAAATCGTTCGAAGTTGGGCCCAAATGCGGCACCCAACTCCCCATGCGCACTCAAAATGCGCTGCACATCTTGCGGCGGGCACGCCAAAATAATGTTGTTGCATCCACACACAATCGGTCTGTCATTTGTTCGCGAATCTCTCAATGCAACGCCCAACACCTTTGCATTTGCTGCATCCACCACAAATTCCTCAACGGTCGCATTTTTCATGATTCCTACGCCACATTTTAAAAGCGCATCTTCCCAAATGCGAAACAGCCCCACATCATTTGGCACCCGCGGTTGATAAATTCCATACAAAAAATTCTGATTCAAGATTTGCAAAAAGCTGAAGAGCGTGTAAGTGTCGGCGCTGCCACCATCCGTCAGTCGGCCGATGCGGTCCAAAATGTCAATGGATGCTTTTGAGAAATCATGAGACGAGAGATATTCCAATAATGTTATTTCCTTGTATGAATTATTCAGTGTCATGAAACTCCAACCCAGGGTGGCAATTTCTCTCAACGACAAGACTCGAATCGCCTCCAACATCATGGAAACGGTGCTGAAATTGTATTTCACAAAGAGGTTGTCAAACTGGGCGCCCATGTCATTCAATAGCTCCTTGAACACAAGGAAATTGTCAATGTAAATGCGCGGGCCGTGCTCGGTCATCATGCCGTCATGCACACGGGTGACACCATGGCAGCCTCCCAAATAATCGCGTTTCTCCACCAACAACACTCTTGATGTCTTTGATAAGACCTGCGCTAAAGCAAGCCCGGTTGGTCCTGCACCAACAACAATGTAGTCGTAATCGTAATCGGATTGCATGGGCTTGAGAGAAATTCAGTTAAAATCGTTCGCAAATAAACCAGAATTGTTATAATTATTTATACTGAATGCACATTTAATAATAACAATTATGACATTTTCTCTCGACTAATTGCCGTTCCATTGCGAAAAGAACCAACGCATCGAGAGGTAATCCATGGTGCTGGGCGCACCGCCGGATGAACCCAACACCGTCAAATTCGGCCCATCACTGATGATGTTTTGAATCGCACGCGTGCCGAGTGCCGTGTTGAAATATCGCAGTGATGATAAGTTGCCATTGAAGCCATTATTGATTGCAACATTCACGTCGCCGTAATTCTGGAAAGGAACCGAGTTTAGAGGCAGGCGTTGGGCCAGGTCACCGTTGATAAACACATCCAGCACCGTGTTTTCCACACGAATGATGACATTGAACCACTTGTTTACAGGGATGTTGCCCACAACCACCGAAGTGTTCGGGTCATCAAATGTGCTCATTACAACTTTCAGCGACATGGAATTGGTCGAAGAGTCGTCGTAATTCAAATACAAACCGGGACCATTATTTGGAAACATCACACCAGACCCGTCTTTATTTGGAGTTGCGCTTCCCTTGTTGAACACATGTCGAAAGTTTTGAGGAGCTGGTAAATTGTTTTGCTTGATGAACAACCAAACAGACCATGTTGCTCCAATGCCAACATCATCATTGACCGAACGAATGACCGGAACTGCATTGGATTCGCTGGGGTTTTGTGGTATGACCAAATTTCCAACGTTGCCATCAATTAGACCGTTCACTAAATAAGGACTGGAATTGGGAGAAAAGAACCACGCAACTAGCCCGATAGACAGTCGCAGCACGTAGACAAAAACGATAACCACTAAAATCAAAAACGCTGCCTTTGCAACATAGCTATTTGAATCCAAAAAAGATTTTGAACCGCCAACGATATTGGCTGAATTGAAATCAGTAAATGACGGAGCAGGAACCGCATCCGGAATACCGGCACCAAGATTTCCAAATCCAGTACCGGCACCAGCGCCAGGGCCAGGACCAGCATCTAACCCAAAATTATTCATTTGTGCTAAATCGAAATGTTATTATATGTCTTATTAACTTATAATAATAATTTAATTTTATGAATTGCACCGGAACAATCGAATCAATTAAATTGAAAATTGTCCAACAGTTTGGTTGTTGTTCGTGATGCTGAAGTTTAAACGGTATGAATGAAGGAAGTTGAACATGCCCGCACCACTGTATCCCTGGCTGTAAATGTTCCACGCCTCTTCGGGTGCAATGTAGTCCGATTTGTAAACCACATTCGAAATGAATCCTTCCAAGTCGCCGTCCTGTGGAGACACTATGTTAGAAGAGTCTAAATTGTATCCACCACCAATAAACAAATCATCAGTTGAACTCAGCGAAGGAGGCATTGTTTGCAAGATGCAAGTTCGAACAAGCTTTCCATCCAAATACAAATCAACCGTGTTGCCATAAACGCTCATGGTAAGATTAATCCACTTTTGAAGCTGCACATTTCGAATCGTGCATGGAGTTGAATTTCCACGCAACACCACATTCAAATTGTTTTGGTCGTCGTCTAAATACATCTGGAACAACGGGACGCTACTGGAATCAGTCCGCGTAATGATGTTCTTGTTGATCAATAACTTTCCACTGGTTCTCCAAGCATCAACATAAAGCCACACTGAATATCCGTAGTTATTGTTTCCAGTGCTATTCGGTTCTGTTTTGCTTGCAGGAATCATGATGTACTTGGAAGCGTCTGATAAATCAGACACGGTGGTGGTGGGATTTGTCATCAATTTGTAAACCATGTAAATCAATACAATGATTAGCACAAAAATGAAAATGGTCAAGAGATTCATGACTGATGTGTTATGTATATGATGCTTATATTATTATAAACATAATATTTTTATTTATGTCATGACATTTAAAATGTGTCCACAAAAACATTCGCAACTGTTGTTAAAACATACGCAACTGTTCCATCCGTGCTAAATAATCCACCCAATAAAGCCCCAATCAAACCGAACACAATTGCACCCATCACAAGTCCTTTTATGGATTCCATTATGGTTTCGTCATTGAACAACCAGCCAAAAATTGCACCTAGGACTGCGCCAAGTGCCCCATATGTTTTAGCTCCACTTGTGCTTATTGACGGCATTTGAGTTGGGGTTGGCGCATTCTTGTCAACCGCTTCATCCGCTAAGAAGCTTGCAGACTGACCCTGATTCTGGTCGTCCATATTGACTCCAACTACTGGCGGATTCAGCGTGCGATTTGTTTTATACAACCACATGATTTCGGGTTTGGTGAATGCTTCCGTGTTCAATACAACATTGCAAATCTCTCCATGCACGCCATCCGCTTGTCCCAATTCCACATTGAATATCGCTGCACTAGCGTTTGTCTTGTCATCTGGCACGTTGTTTCCAGTGTAAACCAGTTTGTTGTTAATGAAAATGTCCACCATTCCTTTGTCAGAGTTAATAACAATGTTGTTCCATGTTTGCAACGGCACATCAGACACAGTCAGCGTCTCATTCTTGTTCAGCTCTATGGGTTTTCCATACAACATGAATTGAATCGTGTTTGTGTTTGGACTAAACTGCACCGATGGTCCAAACTCTCCAAATCGCAGCATATTGATGTATCCATCCGAATAATTTGCATTCATGTTCGGCGGCTGTGGATGGATATAAAACCAAGCAGACACCCCATAGTTGTAATTTTTCAACGGCACCATGGTTGAACCGCTTGATGTAGGAATGAAACTAACGCCTTGTGCGTTAACAAATTGCACATCATAGGTGGTTATGGGAACCGATGTTGTCATGGAAATGGGTGCCGACAAAATTTGCACGCCGGTGTGATTCACCACTTTTGCAACCAGAGATGGTAGAAATCGTCCTATCAAGATGAATGCAGCTTGTGCTGCCAACAAAATCAACATGTTCGGAGTTGTTAGTTTATACTGCTCTTTTGCCATGTCAACAAAATCCAATATCAAACACGGCAAGTAAAACAAGAAGTTGGCCATCAACTTCAGCACGTTGATGACCCAATTGGAGTCAGGGTCGCGACTTACCTGAAATATAGAACCACCCATTTTTCTCGAAGTTGAAAACAGAGTGCGCACCAATGCGACCACAATGGCAATACCAGTTATATATGTTAATGCAGTTATCCCATATTGCACCAAACTCGCAATTGTAATCAGTTTGCTATGCGAATTCAAGAAATACATGATGACTCCGACCAAGCATACTATAACTGCAATTCCCATTCCAGTTTTGCCTATGAATTGGCCATATGATGTAGTGCCTTCCACCATGTCGGCAGTGGATGAATTCATGTAGTAGATGCCAAAAATCACGAGTGATGCAATAAACAGGATGAAGAGAGTCGCAACCGTGCCTTTTTGACTTGCCATAAAATCATTGATGTCAAATGACGACCGATACAACAACAGACCCAGTGCAGCAAATGCCATGAACCCACCGATGCTTGCAATTGGATGCTCCACAAACATAGTTATCAACCAATAAAACGGAAACAACAACAACTTGAAGAGCGTTATCATCTGCGTCATCATGTTAGGAGAGGAGCTTCCGGTTGGAAGCATTTGTGGTGCAATATTTGCTGCAGCAAAACCAATGATCCAGTTCGCCAAGTTTACCACGGAACACAAAATCAGTGTCCAAAAAAGCAAGTTCACGAAGGAAATGTCATTCGTGATTGGGAACGGAGTTTTGAAACAGGATGAAAATGAAGAATCTGTGCACGGAATCAACGGTTTCTTTTGAATGTATACACCATATATCAAATAAACTGCATATGCCAACAGTCCAAATATGGAAACTTTCTTTGCCAGTTCCATCGGGTCATTGTTCAAAACATACTTGGCATACTCGAATAATGGAAATGCCTTCAGAAAATCAAGCGGAAAAATATTTTTCAAACTCCACCAAGACGAACTGTCAGTAGGGTCAATGTTGATGGGGTTATCCAGCTGAACGGTGGTCCGGAATTTCCACCAATATGAAACCAATGTCAGCATTAAAATGGATAATGCACTTCCATAAACAATTTGTTCACCCAGTGGAGACGGAATTTCGTTGTCATTGACTGTTTGATTCTTCGCATTATTCACTTTGTCATCATATGCATTGTTCGTATCTATCACTTTAGTGTATATCAAGTTAATTGGAAACAACAGACTTAATGCAGCATAATCAAAATTGAAAAGCGCGGAGATGGTGGATTTGTATAACTTGAATAATTTATCTGGTTCAGCACTATTTTTAATTTGTGTTTTAACATAGTAGCCATAAATGACGGCCCCAATGAATGCAATTAATATTGCAATAATCACAAAAACACCCATCATGTTTCGAATCGCCCATAATGACGCCACAAAAATTGAAATTGTCAACAAGAAATTGATGAATGACATAATTCCAAACTTAATATTGTTTTTGCCTTCATCCGTGTCTGGGTCTGTTCCTCCATCGGGGTCGAATGCAAATGAGTACTTGAATGCAAATTTATACCACAGTGTAGCAAGGACATAATAGATGAAATAACCGAAAAAGCTTCCAAGTATAGCAACATTTGCATAAGTAATTGAATTGTAAATGATTGCTCCAATTGCAAACATCCATATTAAAAACCGTGGGTTTTTCCAAGATGGTTCATCATCTGGTGGAAGAGGAGGAGTTGCAGATTGCATTATCTTACAAAGTTGTTGCTATTTTTAAAACACAAGTATAACTATTATTATACATTGCATATATTTAAAATACATGAAATGAAATGATGGAACATGCATGTGCATGCATTTGCTAAAATGTTTCCATGGCGGTTTTTTTGCCGTGGCAGTCGCGACACAGTGCAACCAGGTTGTCCACATTGTTGGAGCCGCCGTGTTCCAGTCGCACAATGTGGTCCACTTCATACCATGCAGGCAACTGGCGTTCGCAATGGCCGCATTTCCACGACTGTTGCGCGGCAACAAACTTCTTTTTGGTTTCACTGACGCTGCGTTTGGTTGCATTGTTGCGACCGGAGGACCGGAGGCGTGCCTCCATTTGCGCCTCTCTTCTTCCCCCTCCCCCTCCTCCACCTAAATCATTGCCACCACCACCCGCATCCCCGTCTTGAAACATGGATTTCTTGTTTGCAAAATCGAGAAAGGGGGAAAGCATATCGGCCGATGACCGACTAATTGGCATGTATCGAATGATGTCATTTGCATGCGACAACATGGACTGCGACTGTCCCGGGTTTTTTTTCAGGAAGATATAGAGAGATAATCCGACAAATGCAAAGGTTGTCATCTTGATTTCTTTCTGCCAAGAATGAAACACTTTTAGATATTTGCCATCATAATATGTATTGAAAATGAGGAATGCAGTGATTCCAAAAATGAACAATTCCAGTTTCATGTGTTGAGACTATTATTATTATCCTGTTATTTTATTTATCATTATTGTTTGTTTCAATTGAGAGGATATGGTGTAAGAATTCTTTGAATGGGTATGTTGTGACTACGAGTTCGATTTGCAACAAATCTAACGGTCTTGTTTTTTGGGGCAACGTTCAGCGCAGCGTTAATCTTCCGAAAGTGTTGCAAGATGTGTGCAACATTCATGCGCTTGTGCCCGTTTGCAAACACGATGGTGCGAAACAAGGTGCGATATTGATGAAGCATGGTTTCGTATGCTTCATTTGACATGATGAAGTTTTTGCGTGGCATCAAAAATATGCTGTAAAAAACGGACATGAGACCCCAAATGTCTGTATTATATCGATACACCGTGCTAAAATATTTGTTCAGGTCAAATGCACCTGAAACCGTAAAATGGTGCAATATTTCAGCATTGTAAGTGGCAACAGAATCCATCAGCATGTGTGTTGCATCATTTTCATTTACACCAAATATTTTCATGAATGTGTATTTGAGATAATCAAACCCAACGATGTCATATGAATCAATGTAAACTTTGTATAAGTTGTGAGAAAACTGTTTTGACTGAGCGAATGATGGGTTGGATGTATTGGATGCATACAGTTCGCGCGAGTTGTCGGAAATAATCATGGTTGAAAACGGGCGATTGAATGTTACCGGGTTATTCTTAAAATGATGCAACGGTATGACTTGTTGCGGAGTGCTGATTCCAGCCAGCCCCCAATCAATGATGCGCACGTCTCCTTTTGCATCAAGCATGACGTTTTCAGATTTGAGGTCATTGTGAATGACTCCCAGTCGATTCATTGGTCCGACCGCATGAACCAACAAGATTGATATGAAGTTGTTTAGTTTGCGGATTTGGAATGCATTCATTGGTGTTTCATCCATCCATATTTTCAAGTCAATTCCTAAATCCGGCATGTTTATCATGCGCAACCTACTCAAATTGGTGTTTACATTTTCTGCAGTAATGTCATGCCTTTCCATATTTATGCAAACATCATCAAAATTTTGCAAGTCATATTTATCAAGAGCGTCGGGCTCACACAACTCTGCCTGCATTCCAAAATATTTATTGTGATTTTTAATTCGGAACAAATATCGTCGAATTTGTTGATATTCTCTCATTTCTGCTTCAGCAATTCTCCTTTCACCGAGTTTGCTGATGTTGCCATCGTTATAATTGCGAGTTCGATGTTTGCATTTGAGAGATGGTTTGAAAACGCATCCTTGGGCCCCTGCAAAAATGGGGATGCCGCCTTTCTTAGTGCGTCGGCGCGTGTAATTACCGGATTTCATTGTTATCACTACATATCAATATTATTTTATTTTCATAATTAAATGTTCATGCATAATTCATGCATAGTATAAATAATACAGTGTGGCTGCTGCACCAACTGCAACAAGCGAATAAATTAACTTGCGTCTGTATTTGAATTCTTCTCGTAGACGCACTTCCTTGGGTTTGTAGTTGGAATAATACGCGTTAATTGCATCCTGCAGTGACACCTCATCACGATTCAAACGCAGATTAATTTGGTTGTGTAAAAAATGCACCCACTTAATAAAAGATTCGCGTTTGTCCAAGTAGGGAGAAACTGGGTATTTGTCTAACAGTTCGCTTAATGTATTGCCAATTTGATGATTGGGTAAAAACAGTGGCAAGTTTTGAATGAAATCGTAATACTTTTTTATGGTGACATCATTGGGTCTCTCAGGGTAAGTGACAGCCATGCTGAATAACACGAACCAATAATGAGGCCCCCACACCGATGCATCCAGCGCAGTTGTTGCATTGCCATCTTTGTAAATCGGGGATGGTTTCATGATGTTTTTTACACTCAAACAATATAAAAAGAAGTGCGATTTAACACATAGGTAGGTAATTGGATAATTATTGAAAATGTTTAATGCTTTGCAAAATGTAGATGATGAAAAGGACACGGTCGAATCCACAGAAGAGTCCGATTCAACACAATCTAGAATGTCATCGTTTCACAACAGTTACCACTCTTATTCTAAAAGAAACACGTTCTGTAATAACTGTGGCAAAAATGGGCACGTGATGCACACTTGCAAGAATCCAATTATTAGCAACGGAATCATTGTTTACAAGGATGCAGTGAACACGAATGGTCCCAATGATGTGCGTTATTTGATGATTCGACGAAAAGACACGCTTGGATTTGTCGAATTCATTCGCGGAAAGTATCCCGTATACAATCAGTCATATGTGCAAAGACTCATCAATGAAATGACGCTGGATGAAAAACAACGGCTGCAAACTCAAACATTTAGCGAGTTGTGGAAAAACGTGTGGGGAGATTATTTGAATTCCAAATATCAAAACGAAGAAGCGGTTTCTTGCGACCGATTCAACATGTTGAAGTCGGGCATCAAGTTGAACCGGAATGGTGGCAGTCATTACACGCTGGATTCACTTATTGAAAATTCAAACACGACATGGAATGAGCCGGAATGGGGGTTTCCAAAGGGACGCCGCAACTATCAAGAAAAAGACATTGACTGCGCATTGCGTGAATTTGCAGAAGAGACTGGATATGATGCGAGTCGGTTGACCATAATACAAAATGTGATTCCATACGAAGAAATATTTATGGGTTCCAATATGAAAACATACAAACACAAATATTATGTGGCTCATATGACACATCATGACAAGCTACCGGCTGAGTCATCGCCCGTGTTTCAGAAAACAGAAGTCAGTAAAATGGCATGGATGACGTATGACGAATGCATTGAACGCATACGTCCTTATAATTTAGAAAAAATCAACATACTGCGAAAGTTGAATAATGCATTGGGGGAATGCATAAGGGTGGGTCATTAGAATGGAGAGATTTTGGTTCAGTTCATCAATTTATAATCATTGTTTATTATAACGATTATATGGAAATGAATCCCCCTGCAGCTTCTATTGAAGTTTCTAAAAAAAAATCAAAACAGGGACACCCATTGATGCGTTCTTTGAGCCAGCAATCCGTTGAGGCATTGGAATGGAACCAAGGAGAAAAACATGGCGAAGGAGAAGAAGACCTTTCATTTTTGTATCCAACCCTGAATGACCCAAACTTTGCTCTCAATATTGCCGAGCGCAAGGAGTTTCAAGACACCAAATACGAAATTGTAATCCCCGAATCTCAGCATCAAATGGAAAGTGAAGCGAAAAAGCTGTGCAGCGCGGAATTTGAATTGGCTCCGCACCAGCTATTTGTTCGCAACTTTCTCTCATCAATGACACCATACAACAGTTTGCTGCTTTATCATGGCCTTGGAACGGGGAAAACGTGTTCGGCCATTAGTGTGGCTGAAGAAATGCGCGATTATATGAATCAGTTGGGGCTTACAAAAAAAATACTGGTCGTGGCTTCAGTCAACGTGCAGGACAACTTTCGCAAGCAACTGTTTGATTTTGCCAAGCTGGCATTTGATAGAGACCTGCGTCAGTTTTACATACGTGGATGCACTGGGAACAAGCTTCTGAAAGAAGTGGGAGCAAACGCAGAGTTGACCGATTTGACAGAGAGAAATGTGGAAACAGTGCGTGCCGGCATTGTTCAGCGCATTACTCGTCTCATCAATGCCAACTATGAGTTTATGGGCTATATCGAGTTGGCAAACTTGGTGCGACGTCTGACAACAAAGGCGGGCATGTCAAAACAGGACGCAATTCAAGCAATCAAGCGCGAATTCAACGACCGGCTTGTTATTGTGGATGAGATTCACAATGTGCGCAGCGACGAAGAAGCGAAAGATAAGGAGTCTACTACTGGAACAAGTGTGTCAGAAGAGTTATATAAACTGGTGCGATATGCCGCAAATATGCGTTTGCTGCTTTTGTCAGGAACACCCATGTATAATGACCCTCGTGAAATTGTGTGGTTGTTGAATTTGATGAACACAAATGACCGCAGGTCGACGATTACAGTGAGCGACGTGTTTGACCGAAACGGCAACTTGTTGGAAATAAATGGACGCCAGGTGGGTGCTGAGCTGCTGCGCATCAAGTCCAACGGATACATTTCAGTTGTAAAAGGAGAGAATCCCTACATTTTTCCATTCAGGATGTATCCGCGTGAGTTTTCACCAGAGCATTCATTTTTGCAGCTGGATCGCGAACGGCGTCCCGCGCTGCAGTTAAATGGCACACCCATTCCGGACCCATTGCAGCACCTGGACCTGTATTTGAATCCTGCCGGGTCATACCAAGAAGCCGTGTATAACTACATCATTGACCGAAAACGACTGGAAATGTCGGTTGATGCCACTTCATTCGGCTCCTTTTTGTTGAAGCAGCCCATTGAGGCACTGAACCTCGTGTATCCCAGTGTGGAGTTTGACAAACTCATGGCGCGAAGAAAGCCCGAAACCGATGCAACCGTGTCGTCATCGGACGTTGCGCTTCTCAAACAAATGGATATTAAAGGACTGCTGGGTGATGCCGGCATCAAGCGAGTGATGAAGTATGAAGAATCGGAAGACGGTGCTCGGATTTTCAATTACGAATACAAGGCCACCACGCTGACAAATTATGGTCGCATTTTTGCACCCAGCAACATCGGCAAGTATAGCAGCAAGATTGCCAGCATTTGTGCACAAATCGAACGAGCCAACGGCATTGTGCTGGTTTACAGCGAATATATTGGAGGAGGTGCAGTGCCAATTGCGCTGGCTTTAGAAGAAATGGGATTCACGCGATACGATAAAGACGTGGGTTCGCTTTTCAAAACTGCACCCGTGCCGCAGCGCATTTTCAATCAACAAAAAAAACGGTTTGCTGCAAAATACGCGATGTTTACTGGAGATAAACATTTGTCTCCGGACAATCGCGCTGAACTGGAAGCACTTACGACAGACAATGCGTTCGGACAGCGCGTGAAAGTCGTCATCATTTCCAAAGCAGGAAGCGAAGGCATTGATTTCAAGAATGTGCGGCAAGTGCACATCATGGAGCCATGGTATAACATGAATCGTATTGAACAAATTGTTGGACGAGCTGTGCGAAACTGCAGCCACTCGGAACTTCCGTTCTCGGAGCGCAATGTCCAATTGTTTTTGTATGGAACATTGTTGCCAGGCGCACCGGAAATGGAAGCCGCTGACCTCTACGTGTATCGACTGGCCGAGTCAAAAGCCGTGCAGATTGGTCGCGTGAGTCGCATACTCAAAGAAAATGCGGTGGACTGTTTGCTCAACATTGACCAAACGAAATTCAGCAAAGAAGTCATTCGTCGTCATAACGGCGGACGGGATGTAACGATTCGTCAAGTTCTTTCGGATGGAACTGTTATCAACCACTATGAAGTGGGAGACCGTCCATTTTCGTTTGTGTGTGATTATCAGGCAATGTGCGAACACAAGTGCATGGTGGGAGATGACGGAAGCAAATTGAAGATAAATGAAGACACCTATTCAGAACCGTTCATCATGATGAATGCCGAGAGAATTATCCAGAATATCCGAAAATTATTCAAGAAGCAGCATTTTTACAAACGAGATGTGCTACTGAGACACTTTATTGGGCACTCTGCGCAACAAGTGGATGTTGCACTGACTCAAATGCTTAGAGACGACGGGCACTTGGTTGATAAATATGAGCGTGCTGGACGGCTTATCAATGTGGGTGACTACTATTTATTTCAACCATTGGAAATAACAGACAATCGCATCAGCGTGCATGACCGAAGCGCTCCTTTGCAATTCAAACGAGACCACATTTCATTCCCGCTTGCGGACGGGACGCTGGAAATGCTGGCTGAAAAGCATGGATTCACCAAACCGAAACAAATCATGGAAGCCGCAGCAATTCCTCCTGCAGTGCAGGAGATGAAAACTTCTTACCAAGAGATAATGAACGCTCCCCCCAAACCAGTTGACAAAAACACCAAAACATGGAATGAGCTGTGTCCGGATGTCATGCGTGAGTTGCACGAAACGCAGGGAATTGATGCACAAGTGTTGAAACACGCGGTTGTCGAACATTTCGTGGAAGACCTCTTGGTTTCATCGTATGACATTGCACTGCAGTATTTGAACATCATTTATTCTGCGGCTGCGTCATTGGATGAATTTGACCGACTTGCACGCAATTATTTTGACAATCAAATACTGAAAAATCCAAAGTATGCGGGGGAACAGGGCATTCTCATGTTGAAAACACAGGCCAAAACAGGTTTGCAGTTGGTTGTGCGTAAAAATGCGGAATCTGCATGGGTTCCGCCTGCTTCTGCAGAGGAATGGCGTCCATATGCCGAGGGGATTGCGGCTATGATGCCTCGTGAATCAAGCAATGCACACATCATTGGATTCATTGCCGAGTTTAAGGAAAAGAGTGGAGGAAGTTATGCCGTGTTCAAAATCAAATACGTGCAAGAAAAAGGCAGCGGTGCGAGGTGCGACCAAATATCATCAAAACAGCGGCGTCTCACGATTGTGAATCAGGTGATGCACGGACTGGAATCCGATGTTGCGACTTACACCATGGAAAACACAAAGAACCAAAACACGGCACGATTCTGTGTGATGCCGGAGCTGCTGTTGCGTAGCTACAACCGCATGAAGAATGATGGGAAACACTGGTTTTTGACACCGGTGCAAGCGGTGCGCCAGTCAAAATAACAATGTCAAATGGCAATTATTGTGTATGTTTTAAGAAATAAAACTATAATAATATGGACATATATTAACTAGAATATCTCTCAACATGATGAATCAAAAACGACATAATCCGCGTCAACACGATGTGCGACGGGATGCCCCCCATATGAGCACCGACATTTATGTTCCGACCATGGTGTCAAAAAAAGTAGTTCTGCCAATTACTGCAATTGGACGCAATGTCCGAGACGTGCTTGAAAAGCATTTAGCATATGAACATGAGGGCAAGTGTAATGTGGAAGGATATGTGCGTCCTCGGTCCACTCAGTTGCTTGCACATTCGTCTGGAAATCTAACTGACAATGGGGCAGTTGCATTTGAAGTCATGTATGAATATCAAGCATGCAACCCGGTGGAAGGAATGTTGATTTCATGCACTGTCATGAACGTCACACAAGCTGGATTGCAAGCTCACATTGTCCCAGAACCTAGTCCGGTGACCGTGTTTGTATCGAGAGACCATCATTACTCCAATCCTCGTTTTTCAAAAATCAAGGCAGGAGATGAAATCGTGGTGCGTGTTATTGGACAGCACTTTGAATTGAATGACCCGACTGTTTCCATTATTGGGGAATTGACATCATCATAAACATAAACAATTACGCATAATATTAATTCAAAAAATTGAATTAAAATTAACACACATATGCAAATGTAGCCACATCCATGACCAGCACAGTGAATTGCAATGGGTTATACAACCAACATAAAGTTAGTCGCAAAATTTGCATCCCATTTTCAAACATAAGCGAGTTCAATCGCATTGAAGAACATTTGAAACACGTTGTTTCATCCGAAATTGACGGAAAATGCATTCCAGAAGGGTTTGTCAAACCGGGGTCGTGCAATTTGCAATGCTTCTCCGTTGGAACATTTTCAGCCGGAAACATTCAGTTTGTTTTGAACATTGATTGCATGATTTGTTGTCCCAAAGAAGGAATGGTCTTGTCATGTATTGCAAAAACGGTGACGCAAGCTGGAATTCGAGCCCATGCGCTGACAGAACCATCTCCTGTTGTGGTTTATGTTTCCCGTGAAATGCATGATGCAGTTTCCAAAAATAGACTGATTGCAAATTCAATTGACTCAGTGAAACCAGGAGACATGATTCACATTCGAGTGGTTGGAAAAAGGTTTGAACTGAATGACAAGCACGTCTCTGTCATTGGAGAACTCGTGCCTATGGTTTGAAAAATTGTTTCGTTAGTTCTGTTTTCTGAATCTCGATTTCTTTCAACTGCATCTCTTGTTGGTCCACATAGCTCAAATAATCAGTTATTTTAGAAATGACAACATCGTCAACGTTCGTCAAGTTGATGAATGAACCATTCTTGTTTTCAGTTAGGTCAACATTGTGTTGTGTCATTATTTTCAATATTTGAATTTGATGGTGTTGATTCAATGCTTCAACACGGTCTTTTATTTGTTTCAAATCAGTCATTGGCATACGAACAATATTGATGAACATTGGCACAATGATTCTAATATGTTTTCATTCAACTATTTATTTTATTTTGATTTATTATAACATTTGAAGAATGCTTTCATTTCAATCTGAACCTGAAAACAAATTGTTTTTTTTAGGTGCTTTAGCGGGAATTGCAAGAGCAGGTGCTGGTGCTGCTAGGACTGGTGCTGTTAGACCGCGTGTGCCGGTGCCTCGTCCTCATGCACCAATCAAGTCTCTCGGAGGCATTACCATAAGTCCTAGCTCACAAAAGTCAGAAACCACTACAAACGACAATTCAACCAATTCAACAGTTATTTACAACAAGTGAAACAAAATACTTAACGCAACTGATTTAAACACGCATCAACAACCCAATGCATCTATGCAAGAAATGCATCATTCCAAATTCAAGCAGAATCCACCAACACAAGCCGGGATAAGTGATGTTTTGAATAAGTTGCGTGAGTTCATGCTTTATGATACAACTGTTCAACCACAAGCACAAATGAAACCACAAGCACAGCAATCAAAACCACAAGCACAAACGAAACCAAAAGAACAGCAATCAAAAACGAATGAAAATGCATTTCAACCACCAATGCATCAAGACGTGCTGTTTTGGTGTTTTTATGTCATGCAGAATGGTGCATTCAAGTATGAACAAATTACAAATCGATACACAACTGAGCAAGACACTAAACGAGACCAAGTGCTGCTTTTGAGAAAACACATCAAGGAGTTGAAACAAGCAACCGGAATCAAAATAACAGCATCCACAATTGAGAATGATATCGCGACCTCACACATCACACCACATGCATTTCAGGTGCTTGTGCATTTAAATTCTCTCAATGCAGTCATTGTGAATCCACACAATCGAGTGTATGCAGAGTTTATTAGCGATGCGGTCTCAGACAAGCCAACATACATCATAAAACGAATGGATGAAAAAACGAGACGTGTCTGCATGACCACAGCAACTGAGAAACAGTTGACTTCTTTGCGTGAAACACATTATCGCATAGAGAATTTGCATAAACCCATTAAATCAATTAGTGCTTACACTGTGGCAGACCTGACCGAAATGTGCCATAAGCTGAAAATCCAGCTGAAACCCAAAATGAAAAAACAAGAAATTTACGACACGATTTCAAAACAACTTTTTTTATGATGAACGATAATATGTTAACAATTGATGTTGTGCATTCATAATTAGATGAACATTTTCGTTAAAACTTCTATGAAAATGTGCGTCATCATAATGTCTTAAAAAATTTCGGTCTTTTTTTTTCAAATGTTGAATGTAATTCGCCATTTCTAAACGTTTCAATGGGCGATTTAAAACTTTCAAATGCGGATAATGAATTAGTTTTTTATACATGATTTCTTGATCGGTGTACCATCCAGTTTTTCCGGGAGTTCCATCATAATTGAAATTATAATTTTCGCAAAGACGAGAGCAAATGTCATCATTGTTGTGCACATTGAATATTTTCCCCCATGTTTTTGGGTGGGCGGAATTATAACACATGTATATTTGATTTCCATCAATGTGCCTGTAATAAATGAAATCTTCAAATTTAAAATTTTCTAAACCATGCGTGTAATATCTAGGACTTGTGGGCAACATGTCCATGTCGGTTATCATGACCATTTCATTTTCTGGCAAATCAATGAGAGCAGCATAATACATTCTTATGGTTTGCGCAATGTAAATTGTGTTCAAATTCGGAACATAATCAGGAGACCACATGACAATGTTATTTTTGAATTCAGTCAATTCAGCCGGCAACTCGTTGCCAATAAACACTGCAATGAATTTTATACCAAATTTCCCCCAAAACAGTATTTGTTTGGGTATGAACAAATAATATTTGGGGTTATTATTCACAGAACCAATCACGGTTGTTAGTTTCATGCAATTCAAATGTATTTAAAGTTGATATTTTAAAATATGAAATCTACATCATTAAATTTATCACATATCATTAAAAATTGAATTTAAATAATATGCTCTCTTAATATACATCATCAGACTCTGGTTATCAACAATGCAGAAACATCAAAAGCAGGCTCCTCCTCATGAATTATTCGATCGCATGATAGACCAGTATTTAGGCGGGGTGTTGCGCACTGATGGTGGCACACTTGAGCTGGAGGTGCGGTTTGGAACCCGAAATTTGAAGCATGTTGCATCCACGACCAAAATTGACTTTGACAACGTAATCAAAACATTGCTGTCATCTGGCTTTATCATGGAGAAAACGGATGATTACACACTGAAAATCAACTCAGAGATTCAAGACCCGCACACTGGAAAACCGCAAATGTCCGACATTCGCACTGAAATTAGAGGCAT